CGCCCGCCTCAAATAATACTTATCGGCGCCGTTTGTATTCGATATACCAGTACACAGCGATTAAAACGGCCCCCGCAAGAGCAAGGATAACCACGCCCTTAAACCGCACCAAACCGGCAATAGTTAAGACGACAACGCCAAGCCAAGCGCACACCAGCGAAACAATCCATCGCTTTTTATCGTCTCTGTTTTTAACGGCAATAACTGTAGCAAGCAACGTCCCGCAGAGCATTACAATACATCCGGCGGTATCAATCAACCAATCGACACCGTAACTCATAATAACAGCGCCTGCAGCGATAAGCGCCGCCGCAACCGTTACCCACATGCTTTTTTTCATAAAAGCCTCCTCTATCAATTACACATTATTTTTTAGTTCTTCCAAACTAAAAAATATCGGTATTCCCAGCAATCTCGCAATGAACAATTCAACCCGAACCCCTTTCGATTTTTTATAATTTTTCAGAACAATAACATGCGTACAGTTTGCCAATTCTGCAATGCAAACACGCATATAATCTTCCCACGCTGCTTTCTTTTTCTTTTTGAGGATACATGATATTTCCTCAAAGTACGCATCAACCCGTTTTGCGAGCCGCCTCGGATTGACAATCGTTACATACGGTACATCGCAAAGAAACGTTTGTAGCGCTTTCTCCATTTTGTAAAACTCGGGATCGTTATTGTGTTTTATCCCTGTAACGGGACCGGAAATATAAACCGTCATAGCGCCATCTTTATACGCAGTCATATTCTATTTTTGCAGCCGCCGTATTTTTTCAAAATACGATTGAATAGCATCTACTTCAATTTTATATTCCGCTATCTTTTGCCAATACCACAGCGGCATGCTTACCGTCTCTGTTGTATCATCAAAAACGACCGGTTCAGGATCGGGAAAGAGCGGAAAAACGACATCGTACGTTTCGTAGACATATTCAATTTTAGGACTTGTTACGCAAGCTGTTATTGACAGCATTAAACTTATCACGGCTGCTGCCAGCACCGGATAGCGCTGCTTTTTTCTGATTTCCATGTTGAAAAACCTCCTCTTTTATTTTTGCTTTTTCGCTTTCATAGTATTTTTTATCCGCTTCTTTCTGCGCTGCATCTCGCGCAATTTCGCGTTCGATTTTCGCCCGTCCCGTTTTCCAGCCGAAAACGAAACAGGTGATCGCAACGATTAAAAGAACGGTAATACACACCACAACAATAGCAGTAATCATATACACCACCTCTTAACTTGCACCGGGGCAAATTTACCCCAGTTTTATATCCCGTATTTTTTCAAGCCAAATCGAAAAATACACCGGCATAAAAATACCGGCAATCGCAATACCGGAATAAATAATGTCGTTTGTTTCAAGCGACACTATTCCGAACCCTTTGCACAACGTTAAAACGATAATCCACACAGAAGCAAAAATCTGAGCAAACAAAGAATATTCTTTTGCTCCCGTTTTCTTCTTTTCAGTTTCCGCCAATTTTGTTTTTTCTTCCGTCATAAAAAGCTCCCTTATGCTTTAATGCAACTATTTAATTCTGCCTATCAGATACGCAGTAATTGCCGTAACAATCATCGTTAAAACGATACCGCCGATTTTCTTTACCAGTGCAAACGTTGTCGTTGCACTTTTGTTTTCAAGAATATCCAATCTTTTTTGCGATATATCTTTCCATGCAAATAAGATTTTGAATTTTCCCTCAAGCGCTTCACCATCTTTATCTTCAAGGGCGCTTCTTTTTTCTTGTTCATGCTTCCATTGAACGAGCTTTGCAATTTCCAATTCGACATCATCAAATTTTTTATTCATGCCGTTTAATGACGAAAAAAAACTTTTTTGCTCTGCAAGCACTTCACTGATTTTCTCAAACGTCCGCTCTTGCTTATCCAACCGCCGATTTAAACCATCCATTTCGGCTTGAAGCCGTGCATCATTTTCAACACTTTCCTTTTGCAAGGAATATAGTTGACGCATAAGTTCTTTCTGTGTCATCACAGAAGCATCATCGCTACCCATTGAGTACCTCCGCTAATCGTTCTTGTTCCTCTTTTGTTAAGTATACCGGCTTACCATTATTGTCCTCATCGATCGCCGAAACAAACCCGAGCCGCTTCATAAGTTCGCGCTCTTGCGCAATTTTATACTGCACACTCTTAAAACTCATTCCGCTGAATTTACGGGCAACTGAATCAAAAGTAATTACACCCAATGAAAGAAGCGTCCGCATAGCATTTGCTTCCTTTTGAATATCTACACTCGGCCGTGAAATACTTGACCATTCGCACTTTAACCACGCGCCGCGCAATTGCCATAAGGCAGGGATAAAAGCAACCTGCTTAAAACCGGGAATATCGAGCTGTCCTTGTAAAACCGATTGAATAATGAACTCTGAATAGATAAGCTGGCAAAAGTCTTTAGCGTTTTTGAACGCACGGTATTTTAAGAAAATATCCAGCTCGTTATTTGCCTGCCGTGAAGCGGAATAACTGGAATCGAATTTAAGCATAACAATTTCAGGCGGTATTTCATTTGTCCAGCAAATAGCCGAAACAATTGCTTCTTCAAAGGTTTTAAAATTGACATTTGGACGATTCGTGTTAAAGCTCACCGGCTCTTCTCCCGGCGCTAATCCGTCAAGCACTGTACCGGGAGACATCGGAAGTGTTGCCGGAACCCCGCCGACTCTACAATCAACCGCCGCAGGC